CTAAGTGGACGTCTGCTACTGACAACCCAACTAACGCACAGTTAGCTAACGATAATAACTGGGGAATCACATACGATGCTGATTTAATTCCTATAGTTGAATTAATCGTTAACTCACCACTTGATACAGGAACTAATCCTTAATAATATTAAGTTGTGGTCATCCAAAACCTCATCAATTATTGGTGGGGTTTTTTCTTTACGCTACAATAAAACTAAATTACTTTATTAATCGTGGCAGCTACTATAGACGCAACAATAAAAGGAGAAAATGCCAATAGTTATGTCACATTGACAGAAGCTAATGATTATTTTGATACTTCTCCAGATTCTTCTACTTGGACAAATAAAACAGATGACCAAAAGAAAAGATCATTAATATCTGCTGCTAGATGGATTGATACTTTAGTTTTTTATGGAGACAGATGTGATGATGGACAGGCATTAAAATTTCCAAGAAATAATTATCAGGTAGATGGTGTTGAATTAGCTTGTTCTAAAATTCCTAATGGTATTAAATATGCACAATACGAATTAGCTAGAGCTTTGGCAAATGATACCGATGCTATTACAGGTACTACTGGTAAAGATGGTAATTTTTCTGAAGTTCAATTAGGTGACATTCAAGTTAAATATAATACTGATAGTCAGGGAACTGGTTCTGTTAATAATATTTTAGATGTTTATCCTTGGTTACAAAGTTATCTTGGAGCATATATGCTAGGTGGAGCAGGTAGTTTTCAAATGAGGGTGGTTAGAGGATAATGGCAGGTCAACTTGATTCATTATTAAAAAATGTAGCTAAACAGGTCGTAGCTGATCTTGGAGCTTCTTTAGATTCAACTATTACTTATACAAGAAAGGCATCGGGAAGTTATAACACAAGTACAGGTGTGTATTCTACAAGTGATACGACTTATAGCATCAAAGCTCCTGTTGAGTTTGTTCAATCTACTGAAGATGATGGAAGAGAAAGAAGAGAA